CACCACAATGCCCAGAGAATACAAACCCAAACTCGCCTTGAGCCGTTTCCGCCGCGCCAGCCGCTTTTTGCGCAGCGCATACCGCGGATTCATTCGACGAGTCAGGCTTGTCCTCTGTTGGCTGTGTCTCGTGGATCATGACATTGAGAAAATGTCCAAACTTTTGGAACAACACGTAGAGCGCACACGCAAGCTCCGTGAATTGTTAGTCCCGCACACTGACCGAATCCAGCTAATTGGCGTGTCCAAACAACATACACACCAACGTTCGGCCATGCACAGATCGTCCGCCAACCAGTTCATGAACGACCTCGCGACCCGCGCGGCTTACACGCCGTACAATGTATCGCGGTCAAACCATGACCTTAACGGGGGCAGCCGGTTCTTCTACCACCAGAAGGATCTGGCCATTCCATACCAACACGACGACCTCACTGACGACTGTTGCATCATAATGTGCGATGTGGACTACTACTGTGACATCAACGAATGGGCCAAGCTGTTCCAGCCGATCATTCTGTACACGGCCGTCCCCACAACAGTGTCTTACCGCAACGGTGAATGCTCGTATTATCTGCAACACAATCGCATGTACTACGACGTCGCCGGCGGCGGGCACTACAATCATCTATTGTGGAATTACACCGGAGACACGTTTTCCGTTTGTGACGATGACGGTAATCTTTGCGTCTACAACATCGAACAGAAAATGATCGCTGGCGACGAGCAGCACCGTATCGTGTGGCTTGTCCCCATGGCCCGTGTGCACGCGGGATACTGGGAGGAACTGTTCACACCGCAGCCCATCAAGCGAAAGAACTTCGTCCAGGATGGGATAACCTACCTGTATGACCCTGTCACAGACAAGTTGTCATTGAAGAGAGAGGAGGGGCGCCACGCAATCAACATCGAGGGGCGCACCTATGAGGCGATCAGGAAGCGCATACACCACAAGGAGGCAGCGCCGGTTGTCGCGGACGTGGAGCGTTTGCTCATAGCTGCTGACGACCCCGACTTCGCCCTCAACGCTCCACTGCTCTTCGAACTCATCACCGACAACCAATTTGTTCCAAATGTGGTGCACACCACAATTCTCGAGGCGAGCTTCCAACCAATTGGCACCTTGGCAACGGAAGACGGGAAACCGTCTGGGGTTGTCCTGCATAACCCCCTGGTTGCGAACCCATCCGTCATGCCGACACGCGGTGTCAGCAGCGACGAGGCAACCATTGCTGGCCGTGTCGAGAAACCCAGAAACGGGGTGGTGCCCACCGCACAGTTCAAGACCTGGGCTACTGAGTTTGTCAAGGCGATGGTCCCGAACAAGGGCCGAGGCATCCCATTGCATGTTCACCAAATGCAGGAGTACCTCAAGACTGGAGCACAAAAACAACGGTTCCGCATGGTGTCGAAAATCATGTCCATGCTCAACGGAAACCGACTGCAGTGCTTCGTCAAGGCCGAACCATACGCCACCACAAATGATCCACGTAACATCACGACAATGTCAGCTGAGTTGACAATCTTGATGTCGTGTTTCGTGTATGCTTTCAAGCGTGACATCAGCACGAAACAACAGTGGTACGGACCCACTAAGACACCTAAGTCCGTCTGCCGCCGCCTACAACAGCTGGCGCGGCACGCCAAACGTGAAGGAGGCGTCTTGCAGGCCACTGACTACAGCCGCTTCGACGGCTCTGTCAGCGAGTTTCTGCAAAAAGACGTTGTGCTGGCCCTCCTCATGCGTTGGTGCTCCCACGAACACAGGCCTGAACTTCGACGCTGGTTCAACCAAGTGTTCTTGAAGAAAGCGACGACGCAAAACGGAGTAAGGTTTGAGCCTGGCTGGGGAACCCGGTCTGGCTCACCAATAACAACTGAAGGTAATACCTTTATCAATGCGTTCGTCAGTTACTGCGCCGCGCGCAGCGGGGGAAGTAGCATCAGGGAAGCAATTGATTCCCTCGGCATTTATTGCGGTGACGACGGCCTCATTTCGACCACGGTTGAAGGAGCCGCCCGCCTCGAAGCGACAGCAAAACAGCTGGGTCTCAAAATGACTGCCGAGATTATCACACCCGGCGACCCTGTACCATACTGTGGGCGCTACTTTGTCGACCCGATAACGACCGACGACAGCTTCCAGGACCCAATGCGGACATTGAGCAAACTCCACCTCACCGCAAACAAGAACGTGTCACGAGAGCAAGGCCTCACCAACAAGGCCGTTGGCTACTTGGCCACCGACTCAAAGACACCACTCATAGGGACCTGGGCTCGACGCGTCTTGGAACTCACCGGCTTGAACGCCAAGAATTCCACGCGCGAAGAGGAATTCAAAGCTGGACAGTCATGGCCACAGCAGGACTCTGAATCTATCACCGCTGCCTGTGCAAAGATTCTGGGAGTTTTTCCACAGGAGCTCAAACAGCGTGATCTGGTCCTCGCTCAAGCGACCCTGGACGGCATGCCGGCCCTTTTGACAAATTATGCCAAAGATAAGATCTTGGCTGTCAAGGGCGATGTCGTACAGGGCCCATACAAGCGACAGACCAATGGAGAACCAAAACCAACTCAGAGCGGCCTACAAGCGAGAATGCGACAGGGTGCACGACGCCCTCCAACGGCTGACAAACGATCTGCTGGAGAAACAGCAGACGTTCGTCCGCAAGTTCAGAAATCTGAACCTGCCCGTCCCCCACCCGTCGCCAAGTCTCGCGCGCGAAATGGCAGGCACCCTGGCGAAAGTCATCACGGGGCCAATGCCGAAGGAAGACCCAACGCGCAGAGACGAGCCCGAGGACAACCTCGAGGCTCTGATCGCCCTGCTCCGGCAAATCGACGCCACGCGACCGACGGACGCGTAGAGCCCGCACGGCTCCGCGAGTCGGCCGAGGCCCCTGCCCTAACCCAGTAAGACCAACACACTCAGCTACAGGAGT